ATTCCTGTAACTCAGAAATAGTTTCATTGTCTTGTACAGGATTTTCAATTAAACTTTTTACTTGATTAACAAACTCTTCTTTTGTTTTTGCCTCAACCCCAAGTTCTTGACCAACTTCATTCCAATCAAACTCTTCAGTCGTAGACTCAACAGAATCCCAATCATCTTCTTGAGTTTCTGCTGACTCTTCTTCAGACTCAACTTCTTCTTTAGCTTCTACCTCTACGGCATCCCAACTAAATTCATTGTCATTTTCTGTTTCTGTTTCAGAAAAAGATTGAACATCACCATCAGAATCCTGCTCTCCTACTTCTTGTTGTTCTTGTGGAGAACCTTCTACTGATTCAATTTCTTTTGCCGCTTCAGAACTAATAAATGCTGATGCGTCAAATGAATCTTGCGCTTCTTGCCCAGAAGTTACCTGGTCAATAATACTGTTACTTTCACTCATGCTTTTTGTTTTTTAGTACAACAAAGGTAATACAATTATTTATTAACTTTTGCCGACTGTTTGTTTAATTGTTCTTGCACATCGCCTCTGACACCTTCTAATTGAATTCTTGCTTTTTCTTTTAGTGCGTCAGACTCGAATTTTGTTTCTTGATTAATTTCTGCAACAGTAACCTTAGAGTCAGCTGCTATTTTAGCAATATCAAGTTTATTTTGTAGCTCTGCGTTCATTTTTTCATTTTCCGCTGCTATTCTTTGAGATTCTTGTTGTTGCTGTGCTTGAGCTTGTTGTGCAGCTTCTTGTTGCGCTTGTTGTTGCATTTTCTTCATAGAATCCATTCCACGCTCTAATACAGTTTCAGCTTCATTCAAGCTATCAGCTTTAAGTACTTTAATAGCATCTAGCATACTAAGTGAGCCACTTTGTAATGCAGCCTGTGACATTTGCTGTACCATTTGTCGCATAGCATCGTCTTTACCACCATCACCCATAAACACACCGTAGTCATTTAAAGCGACATCAGGTAGTACACTTAAAAATTTGTAACCACCATCGCCTAATATGTAGCCAGCTTTCTTACCTTCTGACCAACAGATTTTCATTAGGTTACACATTCGCTCAAATACCATTTTCTTTACCTCACCGTGTTGGAAGAACCAACCTTTTGTAGACAAAGCAGATTGAACAATTGTTCTTTGCACATTACCTACATATTCATATTGAGATACTGAACCTTCACGTTGTGGTGATACACCAGATATTTGACCAGCAGTTTGCTCTAGCATCATTTTAAGCTCTATAAGCTGCTTAACTGAGTTAGAAAGGGTAAAGTCTATTTGTTGGAATTGATTAAACCTAGAGGCTTCCTGTCCTTCCATTTGACTATTGATAGGTATAATACCATCAGTCTTTAGGTGATACATTACACTTTGCATGTCCATTCCAATATTAGTTGGTAATTGAGATACATCATAAACAACAGCCTTACCACCAGCTCTTGCAAGTGTAAGTTCTATATGGTAGTGTACTATATTATACATCATTTGTACGTGACGCAGTAAATCACATAAAGAGATACTACTACCAGTAGAATAGTTGTGTATACATCCTACGTAAGATAAAGGCGTAGTACCTGCATCATCTACAGAACGTACTTGATTTGGCCTACGTCTGCAGTTTACATATATCTGTCCACCTATTTCAGTAGCTTCCCACACATCGTCTACAAACTTTTTTTCTATTTTTTCTTTTTTACGAGGCTTGTAATTATCTCCAACAATTTTTCTAAACGGAGTCTTAGGGTCGTGCTTGTTTTCTGAAACTTTAAAATTAATTTCTTTAACAGACTTCCACTCACAGGTAACAACTCGTATTCTAACTCCTTTGTCTTTGTCGAAGTCAATCCACTCAATGTCAGCATTAAAATCAGATAACTTGTCAATACCATCAATCTGACGAATTTCTTCAAGCTTCTGTACATCTTCTTTAGTGAGTTGTTCACGGTATTCGTCTATTACTTCGTTTACGGATAAAAATCTTTCTTCTGCTACCCAATTTGCCTCTTCTAGATAATCACTTTGTATAGATGAATCCCAAATAACGCTACGTGGGTCTATGCGTCTTACAAAAGGGTCTCCGTTTTTAACGTATACTTTATAAAAACATTTACCTGTAACAAGAAAATCTCTAAAGCCGCTACGGAAAATATCTTTTAGTCTATATTTTTCTACAAGATAATCTAGTCCATCTTGACAAACTTCTTCAATAAGTTCTTTGTACTCATAACGCATGAATTCATCTATATCATCAGGTATAGGAAACTCACCGTTTTCTGTAGGTGGCTTAGTGCCAAATGCAGTTTCAAACTGATTATTTATGTCTTCTAGTAATTTATTTGCAACTAAAGACACCTTGAACTTTTCTTTGCGAAGAGCAGCGTCTTTATTAATAGCTGTTACCTTTTTATCTAAAGGTCTTTCAGCATCTTCATTAACAAGTAAGTCAATTTTAGTTTGCGCTAGCGGAAAGTTAGCCATTTGCGCAGGAAAAGGTAATCCATACTGGTCTGTTATGTACTCATAGTCTTTTGTATTAATATGACCATTGTACATAGCATAGTTCGCAATATCTTTATTTCTGTTATTAAGAAAGTTGTCAGCAGATGAGTTAGCTCCACCTAGAAACCTAGTAATTGAGCGTAAGTTATCTATACACCATTCTTCAGTTTTTTCGCTATCAGGTATAGCTTGCCTGGGAAACCCATGATTATTAACAGCCATTGTTTATTCTTTATATGGTACTAATCGTCCGTTTTCTCGTTTATAGTAAACGAAGCCGACGTTATTAACTTTCGATTCACCAAATTTAACACTTTTTTCGTATATGTCTATGTCATGTATAAGACACAGACCAAAAGCTATAACACGGTCAGTATTTCGTACTCCGTAATTAGCTAATTCGTCAAGTAAATCCATAAACCAAATATCTCCACAGTTTTCTTCGACGTACTTATGTAAATACTGTTCCATTACTGACTTAGTATGTTTATTCATTTGAATACCATACCTATTTCTGTTTACTGATTTAGGTGAATGAGCTGCCGTAGGTCTTTCTTTCATATACTGCATGCCACCCATTCGTTTAAAGTAATCTATAATACCAATTTTAGTAAACTCAATTAGCATTTTAGAGTTATAGTATACAGCAAGCTTTAGGCAACCATCCCAAAACTCTTCTGCGGTTTTAGGTCTTTCGGTGTATTCTGCTACTACATAGTTACTTGGCATGTCTACGCTATAGAATCTACGGTAGATAATAGCACTACCTAATGAGTCAGAGCTTTTTGCCGTATCCTGGTCATAAGAATCAATCCCTCCAATATCTAAACCTTTATAGTCTGTCATTGGGTGTGATAATATTTTATATGGACCTTGGTCGTCTGGTATCCATTGCACATCCATTCCATCACCTAGCCACTCTAGTCTACCTTTTTGTATTTGATTTTCTGTCTGCGGAGAAGACATTATAAGCCCTCTTTGCTCGTTAATGTTACTTACATTGAACTTAGAAGACTTAGTCTGTAAGAACGCTTCTTCTACGGTTAATGGATAGTTTTGTATATGTAGGTTGTAACCTTTTTGGTTACCACTCTTACGAAGAGTTTCGCGTTCTTCCATTAGTTTAGACTTCGCCCCTTCAATGTCAGATTTACCTTTTTCTAAATCAAAAAACCCGTGGTAACATTTGGTAGCTGGTATGAACATAGGTATCAAGTTAAACGCATCTGCGTTATAATACATGTCCATAAAATCTTTAGAAGATGTTTCTATGTCACCACCCGTACCACCAATAACAGGAACACCATATTGTATGTCCCCATCCATAAAGCAGGCTTTAGATGACATGTAAGCGTTTAATAGCTCCTTGAACTCACCAGCCTCTTCGAATACCATAACAGATAAACGCTCCCCCTTGAATACTTCGGGGTTACTCATTGTACGGCAGTGTATGGATGACTGAAAGCCACCTATATTCCATTTGCCGTCTTTGTCTTTCTTTTTGTAGCCAGACTTAAGTAAGGCGTCTGCATCTTTTATAATAGAGTGTCTAAATATACGCTCTTGATTGAAGAGACCATTTTTTACTTTACCAAAAAAAGAATCAGCAGTAACCTGTAGTCCTGCTGCAATACCTACCTCATTAAACGGATAGAATGTAAACTCTTGTGCGAGCATACCTGAATTCATATAACTAAAACCTTTATCACGGGCCTTAATTACAATCATTCCTTTTTCTTCGTCCTTACAAGTTTCAAATAAATCA